GAAGCCCCAGGAGCTAAATCACCACTCCCTGAGTATATAATTCTTTGATTTCCAGAAATATTAGAGGAATCAGTAATCTGAATTGCTCCGCTCGCTAAAGCTAAGGCGTCATTAGTCTCTGTAAAAGTTAGATAATAAGTTTTATCAGCTTCAAAATCATAATTAGGGAAATAATAAAAAGTTATTCCTGTAAATGGGCCATTAATAGAACTTGTGGTATATACTTGAATTATTTCAACATTACAATCACTTAAATCACCAGTAGTAACTACTAAATTTGAACCACTTAATTGACCATTAAAAAATTCGGTTTGAAAACTTTGAGTAAAGGGTACAAGACCATATAAAGAAGGTGTAATACCGTTCCAACTTTGAGTTATATTTACAGCATTAGGATAAGCTAAAATAGAAGATGTTTGTCCAAATAATTCAGGCATTGAACCTCCTTCTGATCCTGTAATAAATCCAGATTCAATAGAACCTGTAATAGTTTGGTCTTCAACTATATAAGGAATACCAACTGGACTTGAGCCTGAGCCTATAAAAGCAATAGAGGCAGATGGACTAACTTGAGGTACAGGGTATCTATTTCTGTCTAATAAAGTATTTTTAATTATTATGCCTGCCGCTAAAGATGTTCTAGCTGGTGACCAGTCTTGAACTATTTTAAATAACGAGTTATCAAAAAATTCAATTAATCTTATGTAATCAAATTCTTGATAGTTTTTAGTATATTTTTGAAAATATGATTCTCTAATAACATCTAAAGCAGGATAAGTTTCTAATGAAGATGATTGAAATCTTGGGTCTCCAATTACATCTCCTAAATTAAAATAACCTAATTGAGAATTTATATCTTCATTTATTTCATTTTGAGGTGAAAAACCTACTTCAACATAATCAATATCTCTAGTATAACTAGAACTTATAGCTGGAAATTGTTGTATAGAGCGGTAAGGAGATAAAACATTAGCATTTGGAATATTAGAATTACTACTGCTATAAGGTAAAATTATTGATTGTTGTTTAATTTTATCAGAAATAGCATTTTGAATACCTGCTGGTACTTGGTCAAAGTAAACTATTTCAGTATTTGGAGCCCAAGCGTAATTTCCTAATATACTAAAGTTACTATTAGAGGCAAATGATGAAGTTGTAACCCAAGATCCTGTTACTTTAGGATGAATTGAAATAGAACTTGTATATAATTCACCTCCTAAAGATGCTCTAAACGCTAAATTTTCACTTGACTCAATAGAGTAAGGATTCATAACATAAGAATCAAAATTATCTTTAGTTATAGGTTTAGTATAATATCTAAGTTCTTGAAATGAGCCTGAAAATGAAGGAGCTACAGGTGAAGCAACAGCCCCAAGATAAGCTACTGTGGTATCATTCCATGGGGTTTGAGTAACTGTAACAGATGAAGAGGCTTGGAAACTAATTACATTTCCATCTTCACCATTATAATTTTTATTAGCCGCATATAAAGTATAACCAGTACTTCCACTAGCATTCACTAAAACAGACCACCAATTTTCATTATAAAAAGGTAAATAAACACTAGCTGACACTGAGGGGTTACTAAAAACATCAGGGACAAATTCTAATAAAGCATATTGGTAATAAGGATTAACAATAGAACCTGAGTATGAACCTGAAGTATATCCTGAACCTGTGTATCTAAGTTTAATAGTAGATCTATCAGTAATAGTTCCAACAGCATCAAATAAAGTTACATTACTAACTGAGGCTGTATTAAAAGGAAGGGTATTAGTTTTAAATCTAAATTCAACTGCTTGAGGATTATTACTAGTAGCTCCCCAATTAGAATTTAATACAAATGATGAACTTACATATGAAGATCCACTAGTATAAAGAGCGTAATTATATTCATCTTGCCAGTTGTCATAACTATTAATATTTCTATCTTTACCACCAAACTCATTAATTCTTAAAATAGTATCAGTAACACCAAAAGTAGTAATTAAATCTCTTAATCCTGCTACTGATCCTTTTTTCTTAAGTAATAAAGGTAAATTATGATAAATTCTTTTATATTGCTCTTTATTAATATCGTCTGTAGGATATAAAGAAGCAGTTGAGGAAGCAGTTACATATGTTGTTATATACTCAAGGAAAGAGCCAGTTGGCACAGGGTATTGAGTAGTGGTAAATGGTAGGTTATATAAACTACCAGACGGCGTTAAGCCGATTAATGCTTGGTATACATCATTAGAAGAGAAATTATTTTGGTATATTGTTATACCCATATCTCTTAAAATGTCTGCTACTAAATCTTTAGAAACACCATATGTTAAACGGTTATCAGCATCATTTTTAGTAGTTATGTTTTGTAAATAAACAAAAATGTTATCAAAAAGTTGACCAACCATTTCTACAAATAATTCAAACTGAGCATTGTCTGGATCATCTGTAATATAAGAAGGAATAGCTAATGTCAGAGCATTATTATTTTCAAGATCATATAATTCAGCTACAGCCGATTGAGATATAAACCAGTTTTGTCCTGCTACAGAAGATGTTGAAGCATTTATGTAAGGAGGAGCAGTGTTAGTTTTAGGCCAAGCTGTGCTACCTGATGAATAATATAAATAATATTCGTAAGGATCAAATGTAGTAATTACTTCATTTATTTTTGATTGCCAGATTATATTACTAGATGAAACATAATAAGAACCACTAGATGAGTTATTAGAAAAACTAGCACTATAAGTATATTGTTGTAATAATGATAACTTATAATAAAAATTTTCTAATCTAGTTTGAGCAGATGAAAAATGGATAAAATCTGAGTAATTGGAATAATCTATATTAATATCTATTCCTGTTTGAGCTAAAATATTATTTAATTGATATTTTAAACTCCCTGTGCCTTGAGAATATGAGGCAGAAGTTGATGTTAAATTATTATAACTTATATAATTTGTTGAGTTATTAATTTGGTCATTAACATTTAAATTATAGTTAGGGCCTGAAATTATTATTGTATTATCTAATACATCAAAGATTTCATTAATATCAATATTATAAGCAATAGGTTCAGCTACTTGAGTAACAACCCATAATTGAGAATTTACATTAAATTGTTGAGGAAGTGGCTCATATAATTTAATTAGTACTGTAGGATTATTAGGGTCTGTTGTATCTAATAAAGCATTAAGAGCAATAACTAATTCATTATCTCCAAAATCTAAATAGAAATCATAATAATCAGCAGCTGTAGTATTAATATCATTAATTAATTCTAATGAGGAGGCAATAACTAAGTCATTCGCAATAGCAGTTGTATCTAATCTAACTTCTGTCCTATCTGAGCTTATTTGAGATATAAAATAAGGATTAGTTGAGTTTGAAGCTAGTTTAGGACTTACAAAATTATAAACTGTATTGTATTGTCCAATTGTAAATCCTTGAGAAACTAAATCTCTTTCAGGATCAAGAACAACACTTTTATTATTTATTGAATATCCAGGATAACCAGTAACATTAGAGTATACTATTTGATTATTTAAATCATAAATAAAATATTCAATAATATCTAAAGTTGGGTCAAAAACAGTATCAACATTAGTATTAAAAATAAGAGAATTATCTTCTACTGAATATGTTTGGTATTCAAAAGTGATAGGGTTTATAGAGTTTATGTTAACTATTCTGCTCATCTATGTATTATAAACTTTTTGTTGAAATACTTATTAGTTGTTGTTGTAAATCTAAATTTTCTTGTCTTAATGAATTTATCTCATTAATAAAAGCACTAAAATCAGCATCTTGAGTATTTGTACCTATATAATCATTTGCCGTTTTTATAATGTACTCAAAAGAATCTATACTTCCACTCTTAGGTATTTGAAAAAATAAATTTTGATAGTATTGAAAAAATTGATCTACAGTTATTGGAGGTAAAGATGAACTTAAAGAAGCAGATACATTAACTAATTGTGAAAAAGAAGTATCAATAACTTTTTCAAATTGAGCTTTACTGTAAACTTGCTTATTTAAATTTAATATCTCAGCCATTATCCATTAATCACTTTAAAGTAATATTGGTCATTAAATACAACTGTTGAACCATCAATTGTACTTTGAATTAATACAGTATAATATCTTTCTGGTTGGAGATAATTCATGTACATATCAAAATAACTAGAGGTAGCATCAGCACTTAATTTGGTATAATTAGTATCAAAATTAACTATATATTCATTAGTTTCTAAATCCTTAATAGCATAATAAGATGAACCAGAAGGTAAATAATAATTGTTAGTATAAACAGAAGATGTTTGCCATAATTGAAGTGGGTATTCAGGACGAGCATTTATTCTAAAACGATTTATACTTGAACTATAAAATGTTCCTGGATTTTGTGCTAGAGTAATAGTAGCAGGTAATGTATTTAAAATTGTTTGAGGTGATGATCCTGTATTCCAAGTGGAATCATCCCAACTAATTTGTAAAGCAGGAGGATATATTGTATTTGTATCAACAGAAAAATATTTTAGTTCTGTTTGATAACTAGTACTACCTGAAAATTCTATGTTTTGTTTTAAAATAAAACCATAGTTAGTTAATTTAGTTGTAGGGATAGTGCCTGAGCCTGTTGTCCAGGCTTTAACAGTATTAGTCACATCTAAATTAATATCTTTATCTGTTCTATAAGTAAAAGTAACAGAAGAAGAATATTGAGAACCTGTATACCATACACCACCTCCTGGTAAGGCAGATGATGAATATGAAGCAGTAGCACCTGTTGGGATACTTGAGGTCCAAGGAGTACTTCCTGAATAGTTTGACCAATTCCAAGAGGTACCATTTGTTACAATAGGATTATCTAGATAATGTCCTGTTCCCATCCCCCAAGAATTAGCTAATGGAAAACAATTAACTGTAGTATCTAAATTTAATCCTTCTGCTATAGATACAAAACATTGAAGTTGAGCTTTCCAAGATCCAGAGTTATATTTAGAAATAGGAATTAGACTAACAGATGATGATAATTCAGCATCATTGAATTGAATTACAAACCTACTTGCTTGTGGGTTTGGAACTGAATAAGCTAGAGTTGTAGTAGTAGCTTCTATAATTTCATCTAGTCCAGTATTCATATTTGGATATGATGAATATAAGGTAGCGTCTTTTTCGGGGAATATTTTTAGTACTGCCATTTTGTTTTATTATAAAGGTACTACTCTGCCTTGAATATCTTGACTAGGGTATTTGACTTCAAAAACCATAGGGTCTAATGAAGGATAAAGTACATTATTTTGTGTCGCTGCAGGTATATTATAAGCGTATTTGCTATACCCTAAATTTTCTCCTGATAAATTAGTTATGGTTATATTTTTAACAGTTTGTACTCCTTCAATTTTATCTAAAAGAATATAAACATCTCTTAATACAATAGGTTGATTGATTTGCCAATTATCTATTCTAAAATAATCTTTTAAAGCAACAATACATTTAGTTAATACTTCATTACTATTGTAGTTAGGTAAAATAATAATATCAAAATTTACTCCAATATTAATAATAAAAGCATCTTTAATATTAACAGAATCATTAACCATCCTATATTGAGATAGGTAGGTAATGATGTTTTGTTTTAAAGCAGCGGATGTTGTTGTTAATTGATTATTTACATTATAAGACAACACATATAAGTCTAATACGGATTGAGATTCACCAGCTGATATTGATTGTGCTTTAGTAGGTTCAATGTATGCTTTTGAAACAACTCCAAATTTAGCAGGCATTGAAAGTGTTCTTACTAAGTAATCATTTTGAGTTACATTTCGTAATTGAGTAGCAAAGTTAGCTGAGGAGTTTTGTCTAATTTCTTCTATTGTATCTCCATCTCCTCCCCCATCAGCTGCTTCTGCGTTAGTAACTGCTAAACTATTAAACACATAATTTGCTGTGGTGTTATTAGTTTGTTGGTTAAGAAAAGTAACAGATGAATTTAAACTAGTTAAACTATTAGCAGGAACATTAGATACAACTCCTCCACCTGTTAAGTATCTAACAGTTAAAGTAGTGTTTGAGGGAGCAATACCATAGGTCTTAGTGAATAAGAAATTTTCTGGTGAGTAGGCTGTTGTTAATTTAGATAAATTAAAAGGCAAACCAATACCAACATTGTTAGGATTAGGAATAATAATTTCATCTGTGTCATTAGCTGTACCTGCTCCAAACTGTAATTGTAAAGTAGTTTTATCTAAGAAACGAGTGGCAAATCTTCTTTGAATTTTTTCTAATTTTAATAAATAAGGTGTGTCTCCTTGATATTGAGATAAATTAGGATCATTTACATTAGTATTTTTAATTGAATTAAATACCATTTCTTGACCTAAATAATCTACTTCATACCATGTATTTCCATTAGTATCAGTGATATCTAAAATACCTACAATATTATCAGCATTAATATCTACTGTAGTAAATTGAGTAGGAACCCCAAATGAAAAAGTAGTAGTATTAATAGTAGAAGAAATAGCTTTTCTAGCTTTCTTTAATAGAAAATATAAAGGATTACCACTTCCATCAACTTGATAAACTGTAACCTCAGTAGGATCTCCTGAACTTGAGACTGAAAAATCTATAGGGTCTTGGATTAGAAAAGAAACGGAGGGTGATAAAGTAGAAGCAACTGTTGAGTTTTCAGGAACTAATAAAGTATAAGTAAAATCAGGTACAATATTAGGAGAACTTCCAACAGCAGGTACCTGTTGATAAAAATTAATATAAGTAGTAGCTACTTGAGTTACATTTGGTTTGTAACCAAACATATAAGCTAACTCATACAAGTTATTTGTTTGACGAGCATACTGTAAAAAGTTTTCTTGGATTTGGTTATCCATATAGAATGATAAAACATCACCTACATAAGCAGCCATTTCCATAAACATCATACCTGGAGAGGTAGGACTAAAATCTGTATAAGTAGTAGGGAAATAAGTTTTAGCATAGTCAACAAGACTAGCCCTTAGTTCTGTAAAATCTTTATTAATGTATTGTATATTTCTTTTAATAGCCATTATGCGAATGTAATATTAATATTGTCTGATATTCCTGTATTTATTATATTATATGTCAATGATACATTAATTTGATTTTTATCAGGATTAGAATCAATGCTTAAGTTTGCTACTGCTACATTAGGAAAATATAAATTCAATTGGGATTGTATATCTTGTTTTAATGCTGATATATTATTTTCTGCTATTTGTTGGAAAATAAAGGATCTTAAACTAGCACCAAAAGTAGGATTTAAATATCTTTCTGGTTGGTTTGTTAAAAAGAAATTAATTAAATTATATTTAATAGCATCTTTAGTAGTATAAGTTGATTTAAATACAGCAGGAGCATTAAAAGGTAACCCTACCCCAACAGCTGTGCCAGGTTTAAAATCTACAGGGAATATTTTCTTTGCTCCGAATGCCATTATTTATTCATTAATCCCATTATCATATCTAATCCTACTTCACCTTCAGGTAAAGCTCCATTAACAGCATCTATAGGTCCGTTTGATTTAAATTGTCCTGCGTAAGCGGTTGTCGCTGCTCCTCCACCTTGCATTTCCTCTAAAATACCTCCAAACATTGCTTGTCTTTCTTGAGGTGATAATTTTTTAGGATTAGTAAGATGAGGTTGGACATAAGTGTCTTTAATTGACTCCGTAACAATTGTTTTAGGGGCACGAACAGCTTCCAATAGAATATCTTTTAATTCTTCTTGGATAGCTTCCCTTACTGCCTCTTTAATAATTTTTTTAAAATCTGATGGTTTCATT